GTTTATTTGCAAGAATCAAAACCTTTTCTGGTCTATCTGGACTAGCAAATGCGGTTAATACAGCAGAATAAGCGGCTGTTACTGTTGAGATACCAGCCTGACGGTATTTTAATACTAAATTAAATCTATGTTTTCTATAATTGGAAACTAGTTTCTTTTGTCCGTCAAACAATTCAAAAGGTACATACCCTTCCCTTGTTTTATCGAAAGTTTCAAAATAACTTTCAATTACATAACAAGGATCCTGAGAGCATCTTGCGAACTCTAAAAGTAATTCTTTTTTATCTGTTATTTGTTTTGGCAAAGTCTTTTCTTTCCATATAAATAGTTTATTATAACCCTAAATCACTTAAATCAATACTATCGTAATCATCATTATCAAAATTATACTCCATAATTTCAACTCTTTTTTGTTTTACGATGTCTTTAATTTCCTTTTTAGCGTAATCAGGTCGATGCTCCAATAATGACATAAATTCAATAAATTCTTCAGGTTCTTTTTTAAAGAGTTCAATCAAAATTAATTTCTTAATGTCATAATCTTCTTCATCAATTAGAGCGTGAAAATCGGCCCATATAACTGGAAATAAACGGATATCCCATAATTCACCAATTATTGTATCCGTATAATCAACAATTTTATCAGCGTTTTCAACGCCAACCAATCCAACAACAGAAAACAAAGAAATAATACCCTTGATCATTTCATGAATTAATATTGGTAGATTAATTGCTTTTGCTATAATTTTAGGAACTTCCCCACTAAAATCAAGTTTAACGTAACCAGCGTTAGAAGAATCATCAGATTCAATTTGTGATTCAAACATCTCATCGCTGATAGCGTAATAAAATAAATCATTGGCAATCAAAGCTTTTTGATAAAATTCGCTAACATTTGGTACGATTTCTTCTATTTCAGTTCTATATAAATGAAATAAATAGTGACCTCTTAAAGAAGCACCTTGAGCAAGAGCATTTATTGTTCTTCTTTTTACAATATCATCTTCCATTTCATTTTCAAGTTCCTCTTTTTCTTCATCAGTCAAAGGTGAATGCATTGAAGCTTCCTTAGGTAATTTAATTTTACCAGGTTCTAAAATTTCTAAATCAAAAACGACTTCCGTTTCATCAAGATTCCATTCTTGTCTGATTATTTTTTCACCTAATTTTATTAACTCTTTTCTTTTACCGTTTTCTTTACCAATGGCAACCATATTAGCCGAACCAGCACTAAACATAATTTCCATTGGATTTATAGTTTGTTTATTAACACCAAAAGTATTGCAATAAGAATCGACAAGTTCTTTATATCTATCAGATGCGATGATTTCCTCTCTCCACACCTCAGGGTGGGTAGATTGGTCATAGTATGGCATCTTGGCCAATGGGTGTGTTCTTTTTGAAAGCTTATCTATTGTAGATTTAGCAATGATGTTTGGGTAATCACCCAATTGTAATCCAGATTTTCTCATAAAAAAAATGCCTTGTTTTATTTTAACAAGGCAAATATAGATAAATTATTTGATAAAACCAAATTTTTTAAGCTTTTGGTTTACCTTTTTCTTTTTCACTAGGTTTAGGAATGTCAATTTTTGACGGATTCTTAGTCGGATTAGGTGTTTTTACTGGAGTCTCAACAGGTGCTTTAGTTGGATTCTTTGACGGTTGATTGTTTCTCATATTAAGCGTTTTTTTTGTTAATGATAAATTCCAAAATTTCTTGTTTTGTCAATTTTGGTCTTTCTGACTCTGCAATAATACGAAAAATATCTGATTTAGCAAAATATTCCATAAGATTATTTAAATCATTTTCACGTAATTGATCTTTTTGTTTTCTTAATTCATTATAAGCTTCTGTCTGATTACCACTTTTAAGCAAAGTTACAACTTTATTTAAAACACCACTTTCACCACCAAATCTGCTGATTAAATGGTTATATTCAGCATCATCCATTTTACTGATAACTTTATTTTCAACTGGTTCAACCTCTTTCTTTTTATCGGGGAATAAACTCATTTGTTTTGTATCAGCAACATTAATAACTTTAAAATTATCATGTTCTAAAGCTGCTTTAGCTTCGTCAAATGTTTTAAATTCTTCAGCATCATTATCAGCCATATCATAATGATAAACTGTGTTAGCGTAATCAATAACATCTTCTTCAGATGCATTTGATTTAACGGTTTCACCCGCTTCGTCATTAATATTATATCTATTTCCACTACCCTTCATTCTATTTCTTTCATCCCAAGGTTCTTTATAAAAAGTATACCCTGTCATTGACTGAAGTAAATGATCGATGGTATCTTCAAGATGCCATTCATTTTCACCTTCTTTAACTGGTTGTTGTTGCGTATTGTTTCCGCTAGTTTCAAGTTCTTTTTTCTTATCCAAAAGTTGTTGGATAGCACCTTTAGCCGCATCTAATTTTTGCATAGTACCATCTGGATCGGTAATAGCTGAATTTATTATTTCGTCTGAATTTGTTGTATTGTTTTCCATTAGAATTTATTTATTTCTTCCTTGTTTATTATTGTTAGTATTTTATCTCTACTGTATATTTTTTCTTTTATTGAATCCATTGTTTCTCCATATCTAAAAACCAATCTATCTTCAACAGCTGGTGATTCCATTTCCCAACCCATTGCTATAATACCCTCAACACAATCATACATTGAGAATGTATCTGAATATATCGCCAAATTTAAAACAATATCTTCTGATTTCAAAATACCAATTGTTTCAATTTGATCAACACTTGGTGGGGTTGGTGCTCCGCTTGATGCTGGTTCGATATCCCAATCATCGCCATATTCAATATTATCTAAGCGTTTTGCAAAGATAAATTCATAGGTGTGCTCACCTTTAAAATTTTTATTTAGTGGGTTTATATAAATTAAGTACATAATTAAAATTTATTAACAACGTCAAAGTTTAATTCATTTGAAAAAAGCATTGTTTCACCATTTGTTTCAACTTTTATGTCCACAAAATATCTTTGAGGTACCAACCAAGTTGTATCTATTGTAAAATAGTTATTTGTAAATGATTTATTTACTTTTTGCCAATCAGTTATTTTAATAACAGCTGGACCTTGTTTAACGTATAGTTGATAATAAACACTATTACCAATAAAATACTCAGAAATTGTATATGGTTTTCTTAAAAGAACGTTAACTTTTCTTTTTTCACCTTGTAATAGTTTTTCACCAACTTTAATACCACTTAAAGATAAACCATATCTTGTATCGTCAAGAGCATCAACGTTAAAATTATAATATTTATCAGCATCGTTTGGTACAAATCTTAATGTAACATCAGGTCTTTGTTTACCCTTATACATAATGTTACCCCAAACATCATTATATTCATTATAACTGATGAATAAATCTTCATTACCGTCAACTGTTACATAATAAGTACCTTTTGTTTGTTGGTTTACTGTGTAACCAGTGCCATTTATTGTGCATGTAGGTAAATCATCTAAATTTTCTAATTTACCATTAATAACTGAATAAAAATATAACCTGTTTTCTTTACCTAAATAAAAATCAACTCTTTCATCTTCAACATAATCATCATATTGTGTTTCAATAAATGGTTCAAAGAATGTTTGAGTGTGTCTGGTAAATAAACCTAAAGCAAATGTTTTATCGGGTATAACCAAAGATTCAATTGCATCAGAATATTTTAAACAAAAACCAAAATAAGTTGTACCTGTTGTTGATCCTGTTAAACTTTCATTTATGTAATTGTTAACATAATCCGTTATATCCATTTCAATATCTTCATTACCTAAATCAAGATGTTGACTTGCTATTAAAGTATTAGGGTTTACAGCACCAGGGTGTAAAAAAGTTGTTGTTAAAGTAGCATTTGTCCAGTTTGATGCCTCTAAAGAATAATCTTTGTTTTGTGCTATTGATGTAAGTGATTGAGTAAAATCATACCCAGCACCTTCATCCCAAAATTGATTTATTTCGTGTAATTCTACATCAAAAGAACTTGGTCTATAATTATCACCAAGCATTATATTATTATTAATACTTAAAAAGTCTTGAATATCAAAACTAGACGTATTTTTAATTTTTAAAATATGTTTAACTTCGTTATCTGTATTAATTGTTTTATCGTTAACAAGGTTTTTAATTTCATCAAAAGAACAATAAAATAAAAACCTACTTTTTTTTGCACCAAAAAATAACTCAGAAACCTGATTTCTACCAGTATTTACTAAACTATCCTTTACTATAGTGTTATTTTTGTCAAAATATGTTCTGTATATACCCATAGTAATAAATATTTTAATTAAGACGTAAGTTATGATTAATTATTTTTGATGTTGGTCTTGTTGTATTACCGTTTATTTCATCGGTTATTTGTGCGATTAAATTGTTAATTTTATCTTTAGCATCATTGCTTAGTGAATTTTCAACCTGGCCTATGGAATGTCCATGTGTTAAAAATATGGTTAAAATTTGATTCAATAGTTTTAAAATTTCTTCACCTCTAACAAAACCGTATGTTGAATAGTTTATTCCGTTTTGTTCGGATAAATTTGATAAAAATTTAGAAATATTTTCTAAACTCATACCTTCTTTAGGATTATCTAAAAGATTTTGAGATACAACACTACTTAAAAATAAAAATTTATCACTATATAAAGTGTGAACCGTAGTATCAGCTTCAGTTTCAGTTACTTTAGTTTGTTTAACTGTTGACGTAATAGGTACTTGTAAACTTTGGTTACCTAAAAATCTTTCATTTGTGTATTTTTTAACCTTACTAATAAATGTATTAAACTCATTAAATATAACGTAATCAAGTTTTGTATTATCAACTGGTTGAGTTAATGGTATACCTAAACTTGATTGCAAATCATAAGATGGGTTTGTGTAAGTGTTTTTTGTGTATGGTTTAATTCTAACAACAAAATTATCTAAATGGGGTACAACAGCGGTTGGTTCATAATTACCACCACCTTGGTTAGGTGTGTTGGTTAATCTGTTAAAAACAGTTATGATACCATTTTTATTGTCAGTAGCAACTTGTACGGCACCATCAGTTGGTTTATAGTATTTAATTGTTTTTTGATCTTTATAAGACGATATAATGTCTTCAATAGCTTTATCTAAAGATTCAACATCATTAAATTCTAAAACATGATTTGTTGTATATTGAGCACCAAGATCACCACTAAAGTAATCCTGATTTTGTGAATATAATTTATTTGTTAAACCAAGTTTTCCGTTATACTGTATTAATTTTGTTTCAAATAAAGTAACGGTAGCTCTTATATTTTTATCATTAAAATTGTTTTTTTTGTTGTAATCTAACGTAATCTCTAAAATATAATCTAAATAAACTTCAGGTAATTCTGTTTTTGTCACAGTTTCAACTTTATAGTTTAAATTTTTAGTAAACTTTGATATTTGAAATAACGGATATTGTTTATTTCTTTTGTTGTTTGCAATATGATCCAATCTAAGTAATACTCTATTGTTACCAAGATTAATTTGTTCATTATTGTAACCAGAAAAAACAGCGTCAGTTACATCGTTTGAAATATCTTCAGTAACATTATAATTTTTACCAGAATCATGTTCAATATAATTTTGTACAAGATTAACATCATCAAACGTTATAGGGCCTATATAATTTGAAGATTTTTTACCAGAGTCATCAAAATAAATTAATCTAACAACTTGCCCTGGTTTTGGTTTAATAGATATTTGCGGTGGTAAAAAACTATGCGAAACATATGGATCGGATTGTTTACCATTTGAACTATCTAAAGACCATTCAGTATAATTTGTTGAGTTTTTATTGTCAGAACTAAGTTTATAAACTATATCGCCAACAGAAGCATAGTTTCTAAATATTTCATAAGGAACAACACGAATCCTACCAAGATTTTTTGGGTCTTGATTATCAATACATATACCTTTAGAAAATTTAGTTTCCATTTTTATTTTCAAATTTTAATCTCTCTTGTAAGGTTGAATAAACTTTATTGTAAGTTTCCTCAACTTCTTCCAATGTCGCTGTTAATTTTAAAATAGTTTCTTTCAAACCCTCAAAATCATTTTTAAGACTTATCAATATCACCGCTAAGTCTTTGTTAGATTTTTTATCAACATTATCAAAAATTTCTTTTAATTTTGGGTTATTCATAATCACTGTATTTGACCAAATCCTGTTGTAAAACCAACACCTACGGTTGTTACATCAATTTTAGCATTTGTTTTTATATTACCAACCATTAATTTAACGGTTTCTTCCATGGCAATCATTAAATGATTTGGTGTACCATCTGGAAACGTTGCCGCTGTTTCAATACCTTTTTCGCTCAAATTAGCTTTTAGATCATTAATCATAGCAACATGATTAAGACCTGGTTTTAAAGCACCCCCTAATAACACTAAAGGTGGTGGTATTGATGGCATCGGAATAACATTTAATAATTTTAATAACCTAAGTATTTGATCGATGATCGATTGGCACCCAGGCATTGTTAAACCATTTAAAGCACCCAATAAAGCTAATAAACTTTTTAATGTTGCTGTATAATCCAAACCTCTTTGTTTTAAAAAATCAGCCGTTATTTTTTTAGCTAAATTTAATAAATCTTTCTTGATTAAATTAAAAATATTTTGAACAATAAGATCTGTTATGTAAGCACCTATTTTTTGTATTAAAGGTTTTATGAAACTTAACATATCTTCAGGTGTTTTTTTACTTGTATCACCTTTTAAAGCTAAAAACAGTTTTGGTACAATCATAATTTTTGGGGTTATGATCATTTGCATTAAAGCGTATGGTATGGCTTTTAATATGTTTAACTGTATTTCAGCATTTATATTTGGTAAATTAACAGTAACACCAATTTCACCAGAGTTAACAACATCGTTGATACCTTTTTTTAAACCATCTTCTAAAACATTAGCAGCTTGATCCAAATTTGGTATTAGTTTTGAATTATCAATTGTAGAATTAACAGGTTGAGCTTTTGTTTCATTTGGGTTATCCCCAGGAAATATTAAATTATTGGCTTGACTGTTTTCAAATAAAGTTTCTAAAGAATTTAAGATAGTGTCTGGATCTATTGCTACATCTAAGTTACCACAAGATGAAAACCTTAAAAAACCGTTTGATCTTAAATCAGCTGAAGTTGTTATGTCGTCTAATTCTTTTTTATTAAAATTAAAAACATTATCGTAATCAGCATCTGTATTAACTACACCATCACCAGTTTGTTGTGCCTGGTTTGGTCCAAATTGGTTGTTTAAAAAATTCTTGTTAGTTGCATCTGGTGTTGTTGAGTTATTATCCTCATTACAAAAACCAAACATTTTCTTTAAACCTTTTATAATTGCGTTTTGTTTTAACACAATTGTTTTACTTAATTTGGCTTTAATTGATAATGAACCAGTTAACATGTCTGTTAATATAGCCATAAAATTAGGAAAATTAAATACGGGTATCGCAACCTTTAAATAATCTTCTAACCAAACACCATATGTTTTTTTCGAATAAAAATCACCAAATTTAAATAAAAAAGTTGAGCTATCTTTTGCGTATATTTGAAATAGAACCCTATCTTTTAATTTTAACTCTAACGGAGCATCAACTGTAGAGCCTTGAGCTTTGCTAAAAAAATAATTAACGTGTTTTGTTACATCGTTACCTTCATACATTAATTTACCAACACGACTATCTGGATCTATGTTTAATAAACCATATGAATCGATTTCTTTTTTAGATAACTCAATACCAGTAACGGATAAAGTTGTATATTTTTCAGGTATAGTTAGGTTAGTATCACAGCCAAAAGCAGCTATAATACCATCAGAAATTTGTTTATTGATTGAATCAAATTTTTTTAACTGGGATAAACTACCCTTTAAAATTAAATTCTTAAATTCTTTTTGTCCCCTGGTTGATTTTACTAATTCTACCAAAAAATCAATAAATTCAAGTTTATCCAATTTTTTTTGCAAATCGGTAGCGTATGGTTTCTGATTATTAGAAACCACAAGTGATCTATATCTTGAAAATATTTCGCTCTGTGAACTCATTATTCTTCATATTCTTTTTCTTTTGTATCTGAATTAGATTTTTTTATGAACTCCTCAGCCCATTTTCTATCCTCATCAGTAATTGTCATACCTGAAACACCACCTTCTGATGGTTTTCCTGACTTATAAAGAATATCACCCTGTATTTTAATTAATCTTAGTTTTTTTTCAATAGAACTATCGATAATTTTTAATAAATCATTTGTTATTTTACCAACTAATGCGATATCAGAATTTTCATTAATATCTTTGGTAAATTTTTTGTAAGCTGTTAAAGCTCTATTTCTTTCGTCAACTATTTCATTATAAGTTTCTTGCATGAGTTCTTTCATGCTATCTTCAGAAACATCGACTTTTTTCTTTTTAGGTACCATAATAGTATTATTTATTAATAAATATCAACTATCTAAATAATTATCTTTAAAAATCCTATATAGTGACTTAAATCTTTTCATACTATTCCTAATTTCTTTGGTGTTT